CGGTATTGGATTTTATTCCGCCCAGACTACTGCTGCAGGAAACTGGAACGTTAACGGTAACTTAAAGGTTAGCGGAACAGCTACGATTACGGGCGAAATCTTTGGCGCAATTAGTAATTTATATGGCGGAACAGCTTTAGCATTACCATATCAATCCGCTCCCAATACAACAACTTTCACGCCCGCAGCTTCTTTAGTTGGCACTGCTTTGGTGTATAATGGCACAGGATTTGTATGGAGTACAGTAGCCTCTGCGGTTGCATCGGGCGCTATTTATGAAAATACACAGAACATTACCCAAAACTATACGATGACCACGGGAAGCAATGGTGAGTCAGTAGGACCAATTACTGTGGCAAGTGGGGTTTCTGTACAAATTCCTAGTGGCTCTAGATGGGTAATATTATGAATTTATACTGGATTCGCCACAAAGACCATACTGACATATTTAGTCAGGGTTATGTAGGTGTGTCTAATAATGTTAAAAAACGCTGGTATGACCACAAAATATATACCAATAATGCCCATTTAAAACATTCTATGGAAAAGTATGGGTGGGACAACTTAATTAAAGAAATTGTTTTAATTGCCGATGAAGATTATTGCTTAGATATTGAGAATAAACTCAGACCAAGTGATAAAATAGGTTGGAATATTGTAATGGGCGGTGGAAAACCTCCTAGTGCTTTGGGTAAGAAATTTGTTCGTTCTGAAGAATATAAGCAAAAACAAAGATTAGCTCATCTTGGTCAAAAAGCATGGAATGTTGGTATAAAATTGACTGAAGAACAAAAGTCTAAACAATTTAACCTTGCTGATTACATGAAAGATAAAGTCAGCCCAAGAAAAGGTGTAAAACACAGTAAAGAGACTATTGAAAAAGTAAGACAAGCTAAACTTGGAACTGTTATGGCTGAAGAAACAAAACAAAAACTCTCTTTAGTTAACAAAGGTCGTAAGTTTCAATTAGTTACTTGTACGATTTGCGGTAAAAGGGGCGGAGAAACAGGCATGAAAGCCCGTCATTTTGAACGTTGTACTGGACTAAAGCCGTACAGAGCAAGAGTTACATTAAATGGTAAACGAATGTGGCTTGGAAAATTTTCTACAAAAGAACAGGCTGATATGGCAATCAAAAACGCACAATTAGGAGTTAAGTAATGGCATCAATTAATATTGCTGGAGATACATCGGGAAGTATATCGCTGACGGTTCCTTCAGTAGCAGGAACCAATACGGTGACTATACCTGCAAATTCTGGGGTTGTAATGGTTAGCGGTAATATGCCAACCTTTAGGGCTGTAAGCAATATTACTCAATCACTTACTGTTAATGTAACAACTAAAGCGACTTGTTATACAACAGTTCAATGGGACACCGCTTCTTGTTATAACAGTTCTACAAACAGGTACACACCAAATGTGGCTGGGTATTATGAAGTTAAAGCTGGTATTCAATATGGTGCATTATCAGCACAACCATATATTTATATCTACAAAAATGGTTCTGTTTACACTAGATATAATTTAATTGCCGCATCAGGCTATGGAAATCCGTTTATTACTGGTTTGGTTTATATGAATGGTTCAACAGACTATTTAGAAGTTTATCTTGAATCAGATGCTGGTTCAGGAAGTGCTGGAACAAGTGGTGATAATAATTATTGTTATTTTTCTGCCGCAATGATTAGGGGTGCATAATGAATTTATACGAAAAAATTCTTTCTATTTATCCATCTTTGACACATGAAGATTTTAATGGTGCATCAGGCACAATTCGTTTACAAAACGATTCAGACGGCAAAGGCGATTACATAAAAAACTGGTCGCATCCAACCTTGAAACAACCTACACAGGCTGAACTAGATGCAGTCCAATAAGACTATTTCTCAAGAATATGTGAAATCTTTGTTTGATTACAAAGATGGTCACCTATATTGGAAAGTAAACAAAACAACTCGTAATTGGGTTGGTAAGCGTGTTGGTTCGCCAATTAACGGCTATTTAAGCGTAATGGTTGATGGTAAAAATTGGATGTGCCATCGTTTAATTTATTTAATCCATCATGGATATATGCCTAGTAAAATTGACCATATTAACAACAATAGGTCAGACAATCGCATTGAGAATTTAAGAGCCGCAGATGACAACCAAAACGCACACAATCAAGTATTGCGGTCAAATAATGTATCAGGCATTAAAGGTGTATCTTGGAACAATGACAGACAAAAATGGGCGGTCAGAGTGAATTACAATAAAAAGACTTATCAAAGGTATGTGCAAGACCTAGAACTTGCTGAATTAGTAGCCATCGAAATGCGTAGCAAGTTGCATGGTGAATTTGCTAATCATGGGAGAGTAGCATGAGTTATGGTCAGGTAAATGCCGATGTAATCGGAACAAGCGTAGCTGGCTCTAATCTAGGGGCTGGTGATGCGTCTTTAATGAAGAATCGCATTATTAATGGTGCGATGGTTGTGGCACAAAGAACAACTGCAAGCATCAATGTGGATAATTCTGCGGTGCAATACCCTGTAGATAGGTTCTTTTGTTATGGCAGTCAAGCATCTTCAAAGTTTTCAGTACAACAAACTGGTGTTACTTTAAACGGATTTACTACTTCTATTAAAGCAACATCATCTTCTGCTTATTCAGTTGCAAGTGGTGATAACTTTTATATTTGCCAAAATATTGAAGGCTATAATGTTGCTGATTTAAATTGGGGTACTGCTAACGCTAAAACAGTTACCCTATCATTTCAAGTATATTCATCATTGACAGGCACTTTTGGCGGTGCTTTATTAAATGATGGTTATAGTTTATCTTATCCATTTAGCTACTCAATCCCAGTAGCTAATACTTGGACAACAATTAGCGTAACGATTGCTGGGCCAACTACAAGCACATGGCTTACAAATAATGGTGTAGGTATTCGTGCTTACTTTAGTCTTGGTACAGGAACAACTGGAAGCTCTACTGCTGGTTCTTGGCAAGCTGGAACATACTATACAGCCACAGGAGCAACATCCGTAGTAGGAACAAGCGGAGCAACCTTCTACATTACTGGTGTTCAACTAGAAGTAGGAAGTAGTGCTACTGGATTTGAGTATGTTAATTATCAGACTAGCCTAGCTAACTGCCAACGCTATTACTATCGTTGGTCACCAAATCAAAATGCGGACCAATATGCGTTAGCATTTTGTGATAATTCAACAGTTGCAACCGGATGGGGAGTATTTCCAGTTCCAATGAGAACTTATCCAACATCTTTGGAACAATCAGGAACTGCTGGCAATTATAAAATTAGAAGTTCAGGTGGCACAGCTACTACTTGTAGTGCTGTTCCTTCTTTATATCAAGCAACTCAATGGTCTGGCGGTGTAACATTTACTGTTAGTAGTGGTTTAACTGCTGGTCAAGCAGTTTCTTTACAAGCATTAAATTCTAGCGGTTATTTAGGTTGGAGTGCTGAATTATGATTTATAAACTATTAAAAACAAATGAAAATGGCGTTAAAATATACGCAAAAATTGATGATGACAATATTTGTCGAATAACTTGCACAGAAGATAATCCTGATTTTAAGATTTGGGTAGCTGAAGGCAATACACCATTACCAGCGGAGAATACATAATGTCCACAATCATTAACGGCTCATCCCCGTCTATTACATTTAGTGATAACAGCACACAAACAACCGCTTTTACTACTACACCTACAATTAACACAATTACAAGTGCGGCATCAACTGCTTTAACTTTACAGTCTGCTGGCACTACTGCGGTAACAGTTGATACATCACAAAATGTAGGAATTGGTACAACTAGCCCTACTACAAGGCTTGATGTTAGGTCATCACAACCAACAATTAACGCACAAGCAACTACGAATGGTAACGCTGGATTATTGCAATTAACTGCATTATCTTCAGATGGTTCAAATACTTGTGCTGTTCAAGTAATTGGTGCTTCTATTAATAACAATTCTGCTTCAAACATGATTTTTAAAAATGATGGTGGAAGCGGTTTAACAGAACGGATGCGTATTACTTCTGATGGTTATTTGTTTATCAATACAACAAGTGCTTTATCAGGTGGTGCGGCTAGAGTTGCTTTAAAATTTGATGGTGGTGCTACATGGGGCATGGGAATTCAAACTACTTATAGTGGTGGTACTGGTAGCCGATATATGCAGTTTCTAAATTCTGCTGGTTCAGAAACTGGAAACATCAATCAAAACGGCACAACTACTGTTGCTTACACAACTTCTTCTGATTATCGTTTAAAAGAAGATATTGCACCAATGTCAGGTGCTTTGGCTACTGTTTCAGCACTTAAACCATGCACTTATAAATGGAAATCTGATGGGTCTGCTGGTCAAGGGTTTATTGCCCATGAATTGCAAGAGGTAGTACCTGATTGCGTTACTGGTGAAAAAGATGCGGTACAAACTTACACAGATGAAGATGGCAATGAGCAAACAAGAATCAAGCCACAAGGTGTTGATACTTCATTCCTAGTAGCTACATTAACTGCCGCAATCAAAGAACTAAACGCTAAAGTAGATGCACAAGCTACTACTATCGCAGAACTACAAGCAAAGGTAGGTTGATATGAACTTTACATTTACATGGATTATGGACAAGTTAGGCTATATGCCTAAGATTGATATGCAAGTTGGGAAACTGGATGAAGTTTTTACTTTTCCTGCGCCCGAAAAAAAACGTAAGC